TGCCAAGAACCACCACTACCTTGGGCTGTAATACTTGGAGAAGTAGAATTAAGATTAACAGTACTCGACATTTGATAACCGACTACTGTAGGATTACTATTAGTAAAAGTACCATCACCAGTCGCACTAGGAGTTAATGTTGAACTAGCATAGGTTGAATAGGGTTTTTCATCATAAAAATCGTAATTAGTAGCATTAGCATTAACATCCCAGTTACCTTTTGAACTAAATCCTTCTTGAGCAACTTCTTTAAATACACTTACATTAGGTATAGGACTAACATTAGAAGATAAAGTAATAGTAGAACTTTCATTGTTAGCAAAACTTTTAGTTAAGCTACCAAGAGTGCCCGCTATTCCTCCTCCGGCGCTAATTGTTATATCTCCAGAACCTAGTATTGAATTGCCATTTATAGTCTTAATATTAGTATTAGACACTAAAGTGCTTTGATAACCTGATAAGTCAGGAGGAGTGTAGGTAAGAACCTCTGATCCATTATCATAAGAAATAGATCCTGTGCTAGAAGCTGACGCATTAGATACTGTTAAATTAGAGCTTCCGCCTATTTTAGAAACAGATACGATGTCTCCAGTAGCAGTATTAGCGCTTAATACTATAGAAGATCCTGTAGTAGCAGTAAATTCTGTATTTGCTAGCTTAACACCATTTAAAAATAACTGTATACTTCCTGGGGTATAAGTAGCAGCAAAAGAAGTTTGATTTGCAGTAGCTATAAACTCATACTCTGTTAAAGCAGGAGTACTACTACCACTAGATCCGCCTGCAGATTGATCTACCCATGCATAGTCTGAGCCATCCCAGCTCAGTACTTGATCTGTTGAGGCTGTTGATTGATTTAAATGTAGATCAACATCAGAGTTTCCATAGCTACTTGCAACAGTACCAGGCTCCCATTTAGAATTAGCATTTATATATACTAGTGCTTGACCATTACTGGGGGCATTAGTACTTATATCAACATCTGTAAGATCATTAAGAGAGGCACTAGACATTCCAAAGTTAACTATCTCAACGTCATCTCCTAGAAGCGTAGCATTAGTTAGTACAACTGAATCTCCTGTAGAAGCTGAAAAGGCATTATTAGATAGTTTAACACCATTTACATATACTCCTATTTTACCTATAGTATAAGAAGGAAGAGCGGGAGTGCTAACATCATTAAAAGTTGTTATGCCTGCAGCTGTATTATTATATAGAGTAGAAGAATAAGATGTACCAGATATAACACCTCCACCACCACCTCCTGAACCTACAGAGCCTGAAAATTCAAAATCTAAATATCTAACTTCTACAGTAGTACCAGATACTAGAGGTCTATTATTACTAAGTGTCAAAGAGGTGTTAGATACTGTATATTCTGAAGGTTTTTGAGCTATGCCTCCATAACTTACTAAAAGTTTATTTACGTTATCAGTAGTGTTTACAAGAGTAAAAGTATTTGTGCTTCCATCTATTGAAAATTCTTGAGAAGTAACATTAGCAACGGATACATTACTCCCCCCAGCCCCAAAAGTATTATTAGCATAAACACCAAAACTATCTACAGTACTAGTTAAAGAATTTACATTGTCTTGAACTAAATCTGCAGGACCACCAACTCCTTGGCTTACAAACGACAAATTCCCGCTACCATCAGTAGCGAGAACTTGACCCGAAGAACCTACAGAAGTTGGAAGTACTAAATGGACATTAGAAGCAAGACTTGCATCAGATGCAATACTAGAAATAAAAGAATTTGATTTAAATTCTATATTAGAAGTAGACACCTTGTCTACGCGAAATGCTTGTTGTACCATTTAGTTTCCCTATCCACCAAAAGATTATATACTTTGCAGAGTTAGTTAGATTTCTCTGCAAAGCTTAGTTTATTGTATTAAATTGTGAGAAGCCACTGATATCTTTTTATTAGCGCTTCCGCCGCTAGAACGAACTGAGATTATATCTGAACCATCAATAGTTACATTGAAAGTAGATAACTCATTAGTACCCGTATGTACAGCACCATACTCAGTAAAGTGAACGTCTGTACCGTCATGAACAATTAACATTTTGTTTATTTGATACTCAGAATTACTTATATCTTGAGTTAAGAAAGTTAGTTCTGCAGCTCTATATACTGTACCAGGAAAGTTAAATATTTCTGTGTCAGCTGTGCCCACAGAAGATTTAACATTAGAAGTTACGTGTAGCTGGGTATTAAGCTTAGTTACAGGAGTAGAAACCGAACCTAAGAAGGTCGAATCGCCTGTAAAATCAGTTGTGCCATCAATAACTGCCTCTAAATTAGAGTTAATAGTATTAATGTTACTAGCGTTAGTACTAATGTTAGTATTAGCTGCAGTCAAACCATTTACTACTGCAGAAACATTATCTTGTACAAGATTAACATCAGCTCCAATAGTAGAGGCAACAGTAATTTGATCGGCAGCAGTAGTTAAACTTATTCCACTTCCTGCTACAAAAGTAAGAACGTCTGCATTAGCGCTAGCTGCTACGTCACTCTGTCCAGATACTTGAATTGTATTATAGTATACTAAAGAGTCTAGTCTATTAGCATTAGTAACTGTATTAGAAGATATAGTAGGTAGATCAGTTTCTACAGTACCAAATCTAGTACTAAGATCAGCTATATCTATTCCATCTACAGTACCATCAACAACTAAGTTATTAACTCTTAAATCTGCATATCCACTAAAAGTAAAATCAGTAACTACGTTACTTCCTTCATCTTGTGTGAATGCTAAAGCTATTTGATCAGCAGACTCATCCCAACCTACAAATACATTAGCATCTGAGCCTCTGGATATAAGAACACCAGAGTCAAAAGAAGCTGCTGCAGCACCATTAGATAGAATAAGAGTTCTATCTTGTATAGTAGTATCTACAGATCCTATAGTTGTTTGAGTTCCGCCAACTACTAAATCTCCATCTACAGTAAGATTTTGATTCATAGTTACACTGCCCGTAAAGGCAGTAGAACCATCTGTTATTGCAGCTACATTATCTTGAACTAAGTTAACATTAGCATTAGTAGCGGCTACATTATCTTGTACTGTGTTAATATCAGTAGAGCCATCAACATGAATAGCTACACTTTTAGAGCCTGCATCACCGATGAGGGTAATACCGTCACCTGCAGTAAGAGTAAGCGAATCCGCATTGGCTCCTGCATCTACGTTAACACCATTAGCTGTAATGCGTCTAAAGTATTTTAAAGAGTCTAGTCTTGCACTAGCTGTTGCTACATTATCTTGTACTGTATCAATAGAAGTAGAACCTGCATTTACATTATCTTGTACATCGTCTATTAATCCTGATAAAGTTACGTAAGTAGTATGTGTATTAGCTACTCCAATTAAAACATTGTCTTGTACAAGATCAACATCCGCTTTTAGAGTAGTATAAGTATTATAAGTGTTAGCTACGCCTGCTAATATGTCTGTAGCATTAGCAGATACATTACTTTGTACTGTGTCAACTGCAGATTGAAGGGCGACTACACTTCCGCCTAACGCGAGGGAGTTAGCGGTATTGTCATAAAAGAATCCACCGGAGGTAGAAGAAATATTACCTCCGACTATAATACCTTTTTTGACCTTAAAGTCTTTTTGTTCCGTTGCCATTTAAGTGTCTCCTTAGTCTAAGAATCTTAGAATCTTAATAGTATTATTTGAACTTACAGCGCTAGCTTTTATCTCAACGTTATTTGTTGCTATATTAGCATTAAAAGTAACAATAGGTTGCGTACTAGAATGTACAATTGCATATTCTGTCAATTTTACATCCGTACCATCATGGACTAATAATACCTCAGAACTTTGGTATTGTCCATATGTTAAATCTTGAACATTGATAATTAGCTTTGCAAAGTTAAAATCGTTTTTGTTAAAAGAACTCACTACTGTTTCTATAGTAGTGACGTCCACTTGAGTAGTTGAGTTCATAGTAAAACTTTCAACTCCTCCAGAGGAAAAACTGACATTACTTACGGATGATATCTCATCTAAGTTTTCTATGCCAATAGTTCCAATATATCTTGCTCCCGATATAAATACACTCTTTCCAGAAAAATTTATACCATTAGGAAGATTGTCTCCAATAAAGTTTAGTACTCCAGATTCATAGTCAAAAAACCATTCATCATTGTTTCCTGAGCCTGTTATAAATAAGCGCGTACCATTAGTTTCAGGATTAGTTTCTCCAGCATCTGCAACATGAATTACTACTAAGTAAGTAGACCCAAATTGAGGAGGAATCCAATTCGATAATCCTGTTTTCCAAGTTCTATGCTGTGTTGAAGTGTTATCAGCTACGCACTCTACTGAGTTAGAAGTAGATTCAGAATATATTTCAACAATATTTGAAGAACTTGAAGGCTTTACTGCAGGTATTAAATTAGCTTGAATCCATGTTAAATCTCCACGCTCAATAAAAGGAGAAGGAATAGCTTCGTTAGCTGCAAGCTTATTAGCATTAGTGTCAGTTTTAGTGGCTGCAAAACCTACTTTTTTCCATAGATAGTCTATTTTTTGTGAGTCAGATATAGCCATTAGCTAGTCTCCTCGAAACTTAAAGAAGTTAAGCTTTGACCATTAGAAAGGCCTATCGATATCAAAACTTGATTTGCTGTTGAATTAGAAGCATTTTCTGTTCCAAATGTTAAAGTGTATGCTTGATTATTTATATACGACCCTGTAGGTATAATATCTGCACCAGTTAGCGCACAACCATCACTACCATTTCCTCCGCCTCCAGTATTAGATCCCGGTTGCCCTGCGCCATTGTACTGACTAGTAGCAGTCAACCAACCATTAGAGCCAGATGAACTATCTATTCCTGATCCTGGTAATGCTATGTTGAAAGAAGAGATAGTTCCTGTTAGTCTTACTTTGAAGTTTGCCATGTTAGAGCGTCTAAATGCAAGTCTAATAAACTGGGCCCCATTACGTCCAGTAGCTAGATCAGGCCCTACAGGTAAATATCCGCTACTTAAATCAGTATTAAAGTGCTTTAATGTACCCCACCTAACAATAGCTTCGTCTGTTCCTGCAACAGTTTGAGAGCCTGACCATGCAGAAGTATTAAAATAATCAGTAGAAGAAGTAAAAGAAGGAGTAGCGCCACTAGCTCCCGATAATAGTATACGTTTAGCATCGTCATTATATGTAGCACCCAAGTTATCACTTACTGATATAGTCTCTTCATTGAATCCGGATATAGATTGACTATAAACTTGAAGCTTAGTATCTGAAAGCTCTGAGTAGCTTCCTGTACCGTTTACATTTTTCATTCTAAACTTTAAAGTTTCAGAAACTCTTGCAGAACCGTTTACATTTATAGAAATATCTCCCAAAGTGTACTTATTAGAACTGCTCAGTCCTGTACCTTTTAGAGGAACTGAACTAGATAAATAACTTGAAGCACCATCAAGATCATTATAATTTTTATTTTGAGTTGAAATAGAGTTACCACTTGTGCTCTCAAAATTTGTAGCAGGAGCTATTGTAAAAGGAGTAGAAGTATCTCTATACGTTTGATCAATCCAATTATATACTTGAGCCCCACTTAAAAGAACTTGAGCACCGCTATTATAGTAAGCAACTCCCGAAATATATCTTTTTGTACCTGCAACACTTTCTGTTAGAGTTGCTGAGGTTAAATCTATGCTAGGAGTATCGGTTAAGCTTTCTTTTACTATCTCCACTGTATTAGTAGAGCCTTCTGTGCTATGCTGAAGAGAAAAGGAGTTAACGCCATCAGATAAAGTAGTAGCACTCTTTTGTACATAAGCTTTGAATACTCTATAAAATCCTTCAGGATAAATTCTGCTGCTACCATAAACTGAGTTACCAGTAGCTCCTGAGCCGTTGGCATCAATATCTTCACTTATAACAAGAGAAGTATAGGTTCCTGCATCATTGCCCGTAGTAAAGGTTTTAGTACCGTCTACACTTCCATTTACAATAGCACTTAGATCGCCTGCTACAGCATTATAAGCATAAGAGCTTAAAGTATCGGTTGTTACAAAACCAACTTGATCTACAGTTCTGTTAACACTATCTCCTGCACTAACACTAGAGCCTCCAGTATTATCATCAAAACTAGCTGTTAATAAAGGAGATAGCCCTACGTCTTCTGAAGTCATAGTTATGGTTTTAGAAGATAGCCCTGCAGGAGCGCTTGGAGGGCTAACGATTTCAATATAGTTATTTCTTGTATCCGTATCATCAGTGGCTGTCAAAGAGTTATCTCCTGTAGCAAGTAGTGAAAGGTTGTAGGTTCCTGTAGAAGTGTATTCATGAGTTATATTAGCGCCAGTAGGAGTACCAGCTGCGCCTTCAGAAAGAGAAGTGTTAGTAGAATCACCAAACGACCATTCATAGGTATCAGTATTTTCAGATTGATTTATGAACGTAGCTATGTTTCTCTTATTACCACTATAGTCTGTGAATAAGTATCCTAATCTAGAACTAGAAGAGTTAAGACCTTGAGATATAGTACTCATAGTTCCTACATATTCAGAGCGAGGATCAGGATTTACAGTTATAGTAGTTGCTGAACTAGAAAAGGGAGAAGTGCTATGACCATTATACAAAGATAAGGTTACGTCAAAAGTCTGCTGCACTGTTCTGTTAGATAGTGCAAAAGTATGAGATATACTCTGATTAGTATCGCCACTAGAACTAGAACCTGCAGTAACATACTGAGAGGTTCCATCTCCCCAATCCCACTTATATCTAATAGTATCAGGATAAGAAGAGTCGTTACCAGGAGCACTGCTGGTAGTATTAGTAAAGGTTACGGGTAAGCCCGAAGTGGCTTCTTCATTGTTACCGCTAGTAACGCTAGAACTAAAAGTAGGCGTGTGAGTAGAGTATACATATACAGAAGAATTAGTGCTATCATCTTGGCCGTTTGAAGAGGCAGCAGCCGTAAGAGTTATAGTATAAGTTTCGTCTCCCGCAGTATTATTATAAGTGTGTAAAATGCCGCCCCCACCTGGAGTGCCTGCACCGCTAGAACCTAGAGAGGTATTAGAACTTCCATCTCCCCAGTTAATTTCATAAGAGTCAGTAAACTGAGAACTATTAGTAAGCGTTACTGATGAGGCATCATCTATAGTATTATCAGCAATAGAAAATCCAGCTATAGGAGCAGGAGTTTGTAGTGATATATAGTTAGAACGAGTAGAGAATGCTTCAGATCCTTCACCTGATCCTGAAGTATTTTTAGCTGTTACTGTTATAGTTTGAAGACCTCCATCAGGTACAACATAGGTATGAGGTACAGAAGTAGAAGAAGTTGTTGTATTAGCTGTTCCATCTCCCCAGCTTATTTCATAATTATTAGCATTGCCTTCAGCAGTTATTGTAAGGGTAGTATTTAGGGGGGAGTTGCCTGCAGTAACATTAGAAACAAAAGAAACTTCTTTTACAAAAGTATCATTTCTTACATTTTCAAGAACTTCGTTAAGAATATCAATAGCATCAGTAACTTTTGTAGTAGTATCAAAATATTGATAAGCTCCATCTGCTAAAGAATAGTCTAAGCTTGTTCCAAGAGCAAGAGTGTTAGCTGTAGTATTAACAGAGTTAGCTATTAAATTAGTAACTTCGATAGTTTGAGCTACAAGGTTACCAGTAGACACACTATGAGTTGCTTCAACTGTTACTCCAAATACGTTACTTTGAGTTACGCTAGCAGTTATGCTGTCTGCAGTCATTTCACCTGCTCTAAAGTCGGCAGGACTTCCACTAAATACTTCTCCGCTATTTGTTGCGTCTAGTAAAAATGAATAAGAATTAGAAGCTGCGTTCCAACCAAAAAATCCTAGTTTAGACTGATTATCTTCGTAGTATCTAAATTCTACTCCGCGATCTTTTCCGTCTGAGGACTCTAATGCAGTGTTTCCTGCAAGAGTAATAATAGGATCTTTTAGAGTAGTAACAGTAGTATCTACAGAAGTAGTATTTCCTTCTACAATTAAGTTTCCTAATAGTAGAAGATTAGTAGCGTCAAGAGTTATGCTTCCTGCATTAGAAGAAATATTAGAACCGCTAATTACTATGTCGCCTATGTTAGCGCGAGGAAAGCCTGTTTTAAGATATGTTTCATTAATAGCTGACACTAAATTAGAAGTATCAACAGTAACTAAATCAGCTTTAGATCCTACATTAGACTCTACTCTAAACTCTAGTGAGTTTACATTTGCAGTTAGTGAGTCTAAATTAGCTACTGTACGTACTTCTAAAGTATTTACATTTGCAGTTAAAGTATTAAGATTAGCAGTTACAGAAGAGTCTAGTGCTTCTACATTGCCAGCTAGTGAGTTTAAGTTTGCAGTTACACGAAAGTCTAGTGAGTTTACATTTGAAGTAGTCAGGTCAATATTAGACTGGGTACGACTTTCAAGAGCGTCTACATTAGCGGTAATAACATCGAGATTAGCAGTTACACGTAGATCAAGAGCTACAACATTATCAGTTGTAGCATTTATATTAGCGCTTACATTATCTGCAAGAGATACAACATTGTCGTGTAAAGAAGTAATATTAGCTTGAAGTTCAGCAATATCTTCTCCACCTACATCTGCAATAGCAGCGTTAGCGTATGCAGCATAAGCATCTAGATTAGAACTTACTACGCCAATATTAGCTGTAAGTTGTACTACATTGTCATCAAGATCTTGTAGATGTTGAGCGTTACCACTCGAAAGAGAGTTAATAGCAGCAACAATGTTATCGTTTACTCCAGTAGTTAAATTAACAGGATCACCTGTTAAAGCTATAATCTGAGCATTAGAAGCTAAGTCACTTGCAACAATTTCAACGGTGTCAACAGCATTTGCATCAGCAGTAAGACTTACACCAGGAATTCTAACAGTACCATCAGGATCAACGTTAAAGTTTTGAATATCAATTGATGAGCCGCTGATAGAAGAGTTAGCGCCTATAAAGATTGTACCTTCTGCAACGTGTATTTCTTTAAACTTGCGTTCAGGAGTACCTAAGCTAGTAGCTTCATCAGAACTAGGTACAAGGTTAGAGCCTACAACAATACTTGATCCAGGTATAGAAGTGTTGGCACTAATAAAAAGATCACGGGCGTCTCCTGAACGCACCGTGATCTCATTTTGATGTTCACCTATACCGATGTTAAGATTACCTACGTTGGCATTCTCTTCACCTTTGGGACCTCGTATCCCTACTTCTACAACTTTTATAGCCCCTGAATTAGGAGCTGTTACAACTACTTGATTTGTGGTCTCGGAGACAGTGACGGATTGTACTGTTTCACTTACGGTTACTCTGTTGCTCAAACTGTAATCTCTGGAACTACGTTAAATTTTCCTTCGAGTATTCTAGTAACAACTCCAGAAGGAGATTGTATTTCGAGATCATATTTAAGAGAACCAGGAGGTATAGCAGAAGTATTAGCTGCAGCAATTAGTAGCCTAACGTTTCCGTTAGCTCCATCTTCGCTGTCTTCTACCGAACCATTTAATATACAGTGACCATTTGAGGTAGCATTACTATGTAAATCTACTATAAGATCTCCCCCACTATATTCACGAACGTGCATCCTAACTAAGTAGTTGTTAAGACTTACCGCTGTACCAGTGGAATCTTTATAGGTTATGATTTTATCAAAAGTAGCTCCTTGCTCACAAGTGAAATTATACTTTCCTGCTGACATTTATTTTTTGTCTCCTAGCAGATCCTTCATCAAGGAATCGTAGTTATTATTGATTTGTACGGCTACTCCAGTATCGCGCTTTGGTCGTGCTGAGGTTTCCATATCATTAAGAAGCTTCATCCAATCAAGTAAATCTTTCTTAGAATAGACACCTGACTCAAAAGCTTCCTGTAGTTTTTCGTCGATAACTTTGTTTATAACTGTTAATCGCTTTTGGCGATTTAAGTAGCCTTGGCTTAAATAAACGTTATCCACGTAAGATTTAACTTCTTTATTCTCAATAATACTGGTTACTTGGTCCATTGTCAATGAGTGATTTTTAGCTATTTCATCAATGCTCTGACCGGCTAGAAAATCATTTGCGACAAGTAGATATGTAGGATCAAGCGCTGGAGCAGCGAGTGATTCGTTTAATTGGTCACTATAAGTAACAGGTATGTTTGGTTTATCATTCATTTATAAGTCTTCTTTTGGTTTTTCCCAAGGCTGTTCGCCTGACCATGCTTGGAAGTTTCGTACTGGTGCTAACAAACACATTGTTTTATCAGGAAACATAATTGTAATGCTAGTTGTTTTAGTATCTAAGTTAGTCCAAACGTACAATCCAGCTTTAAAAAACTGTTTTGTGTTAGCTTCACGAATAAGACTATCTCCAGTAAAGATTAGACGCTCATCTACTTTACGAAGCACCTCAAATACGTCTATAACATTGTTGCAAGGAAGCATAGCTGTCATAGTTTTTTCTTGACCTAAAGCATAACTAGCTGTAGATAAGAATAGTGCAGTAATTAAAAATATATTTTTCATAATTCACTCTCATAAGTTATAGTGAAAATCATATCAGCGACTCCATAAGGAGACATAACACCTTCGTCAGTGCTAAGTTGTAATAGTCTTACATCAATTAAACAATCTACACGGTTTTTTAAATTATTGAGTACATGCTCTATATCATCTAATAAAGCTTCTGCCCACCAGGTAGAATCTTCATCTTCTCCTAAGTCTTCATGTACATAGCCTCTAAGATTAAAAGTAGCAGTTTTATATCTAATACCTGCTTCAGCTTCTCTAAAGGCTTCTTCTACTATATAGAAGCAGATTGTAGGAAAATCGTTAAGCTCATATAAAAACTTATAACTTGGAAAACAATTTTCATGGCAATCTGTATTAAAAGTATACTGTTTAGGGCCTGGAAGATGAGCTGTTTGAATAGAGGTGCCTCCATCAATAGTTCTTAGCTCTTCTGTTAAGCTTCTAAGTAGGGTTAACTTGTTCATTCGGCTGCTACAGGCTTTGTACCAAATGTTCTGTTATAGCCTGGATCTTCATCATATGCGCCTGCCCATTTATTCTCAGTAAAAGCTGCAAACTCTACAAGAGCATCTAAGTCAAAAAATATATCAGATATCCACCCCTCAAGTTCTACTGTTTTAGCTTTTAAATCTGCTAAGTCACGAGCCATAGTAATTTCTTCTTCTACAGCCATACGACTAGTTAACTGAGATACTTGCTCACTTAGTTGTTCTATTGTTTGTGCTTGTTGAGCTGTCCACCATACAAAACCACTAACTTGTAGCACTATTGCAACAACAACTCCTATACTAAACTTTGTGTTCATTTTTATACTCCATTTCAGTTATAACCTCATTGCCTTCACGATCATTTGCAATACCCGCAGCTAAACTTTGTATTTGCTCTACTATGTGATTACATTTTTGTGCATCATAGCTACAGTCTGCATCTTCAGAAAATTGGTTACGTAATCTATGTACTTGCACCGCTAAGTCATGCATAACATTTATTCGTTGGATAACACTTTCTATGCTATGTCTCATGCTTACTCCTCAAATGTTTTTCATACGCTTCTTCAAATCCATCTTCATGATAACAAAGCTCGTGATTACCCCACATACGTTTAAAGTACCCACTATAACAATCTCTCATAGTTTTAGGATCAGTTATATGACCTTTTACCATATAAAATAGTCTAGCTACTTCTTTATCAGTCATCACTTATCTCCTCGCTTGAATCTTTATAGCGTAGCTTAGGAGTATCATACTTACAGCTTTCACTGCAATACCATATGTATCCTTTACTAGCTACTCCACAAAATACATCGTAGGCACGATGATCACCGTTGCTAAGCGGTTCAAAAGCCATATGAGTAGCATTGCACCTGTTCATGAAACCACGGACAGTTCGTAGGTTTCCATAACTTGATTTGTTTGAGAAGAAGCAACGCTGTGAGCCTGTTCTTCACTTTCTGCAGTAAAGTAAAGTACTTTACCTATTCTTGTATCTACTACACAATCAAAGCCTATACTTGCAAGAGCGCGAGAGGTTGCCATGCCTGCATTGTCAAGAATTCCAGGATGTAAGTTTATAATAGCACAGTACTTTTTCATAGTCCTAAGCTCCACATCCATACAGGTATAACCACAAAGTGTAGTGCTACGCATAAAAATATCATTAACTTAACAGTTAACATATTATTATTTTTGTTAGTCATTTATCAGTCTTTCTATAGCATTAACATATCCAGGCATAGAGTGATCACTTATAGAGTCAAAACGTCCGGCAGCTAGTCCAAGACCTATGCCACGTATACGATCCCATGCTCTTGATAATCCTCGTATGCTACGTTGCTTACCGCAAGAACTTATATACTGCTCATTTCCATCATGACGATAACCCATTATCCATAAAGGTACGCGTGTTACAACGTCATTATTATTAACCCAACGACTATGTGTAACACTCAAAGAACAACAAAAAGCTGCATTGCCTACGCGAGGAGAGCCATAAGTATAAAGTTCTCTTACCTCTGGTAACATTATATCATCTTGACAACGAGATGCCAAGATTGTTGCCATTGC